AACTGGGACTATGAGGTTACTGCTGACTTGCATCGCTTGTCACAGATTGCCACCAGTAAAGGTAAGCCTAACCTAGTCAACCCATCGGACTATCCAGATGCTGACACTATGCGTGCTCGGTTTAGTATCGAGGTACGTTATATGCCAGTGCCTACCGCCGACGGCTTCGACCCCCGGCTCGGTATCAGCGACGACGACAAGGCTACAGTTCAGAAGCAACTCGACGATGCTAGTGCTAACGCAAGTACACACGTCCTTACTCAGATGCTCAAACCAATGCGTGCCGCTATCGCTAAGCTGAGTGTACCTATCGGTAACGACGGCAGTGTGTTTCGTGACAGCATGATCGACAACATGGTCGACGTGGCATCACGCATGGCTAAGGTCAACATATCTGACGACCCAGTTATCGCTGAGCAAATCAAGGACCTACAGTCCTTAGTCGGTACGTACGCCAACAACAAAGACATGTTGCGCAACTCGCCCTCTGTGCGAGCCAAAGCCGCAACGCAAATCGACGACCTTATGAGTACGATGCAGGGGTTAGTCTGATGGGATACCGAAGCGACGTTAGCATAGCGATCTATGCACCTGAACCTGAGATGACGGCTTTCGTAGCGTCTCAACGGCTCAAACACGAGGCTTGGTTTAACTGGAAGCATCAAATCAACAAGTACACAAAGAGTTGTGTAGATGACAAAGACAACAGGTACGACGAGACATGGCTCGTACTTCACGCCGAGTTTGAAGGAACAAAATGGTATGGAAGCTATGACGACGTGGCTAGTTGGTTGCGGTGCATACAAGAAGCCCAACGCCTTGACCTTAACACCGAGTTCGTTCGTGTCGGTGAGGAAGATGAGGATATCGAGACGGACTACTACGGCGACTGGTGCGATTACCATTTAGGTGTGCACCGAACCATTTACCAAGACTTTCCAAAATTTATTGAGGAGTAATGATATGACTGCCACTATTGAGCACACTGCACTGGAAGAAGTGCAACGCAAGGTTAGCAAGGCAAAGTCACTTTTGTTTTTAGATCACCCATTCTTTGGTACTGCATGCTGTAAGCGCCCTATCATTTACACTGATACTGTGCCTACTGCCGCTATGTCTGGTACAGGACAGATGTACCTTAACCCTGACTTCATCGCACCACTTACCAATAGTCAGATACAGTTCCTACTAGCGCATGAGGCGATGCACTACATGTTGTCTCATGCTACACGACGTAAGAACCGCAACGCTCAAGCATGGAACGTAGCCGCTGACAAAGTTATCAACGACACGCTTATCGAGGCAGGTGTTGGTACGTTTATTGATGGCGGTGTTACACTCGACGGCGCACGTGATATGGCGACTGAAGAACTGTACGATGAGAATGACGACGGCGGTGGTAATGGTCCGGGAGGTATCGGCGACGACATCGGCGACCCAACTGACGAGGACGGCAACCCACTCGACGAGGCTACTATCAATCAGTTAGAGGCACAGGCTAAGGTCGACACTATCCAGTCTGCCAAAGCCGCTAAAGCTGTCGGTAAGTTACCTGCATGTATCGAGCGCATCGTCGACGAGATAGTTAACGTGACAACTCCTTGGTACGATATACTCGAGCGTCACATGTCGGGTAAGATCAAGGACGGCTACTCATGGAGCAGACCCAATCGTAGGTTCGTCGGTCGAGGCATATACATTCCCGGAACCGACTACGTCCCCAAGATGGGACCGCTAGTACTAGGTGTCGACACATCATGTTCTGTAGGTGAGGACGAGATTGCCCAGTACAACGCTCACATCAACCGCATCATTGACACGTGTAACCCTGAGGTTGTGCATGTCGTGTACTGTGACGCCCACGTTCAAGGTGTTGAGGAGTTTACACCTGACGACTTCCCTGTTCGCATCAATGCTCAAGGTGGCGGCGGCACTTCATTCCAACCAGTCTTTGACTGGATAACCAACAACGCTATCGAACCTGAGTGTGTTGTATACCTGACTGATGGTTACGGCGATCAGTCTTCTTTCACTAGTGACATCGACACAGTCTGGCTCACAACAGGTACCACCGCCTTTGACTGGGGACATGTTATTAAATTTGAGGAGTAATGTATGACAGCAAGAAATAACGCGTCGCTCATTGCGGCAGAACTTTCCAAAGATACAGGCTTTCAACGTGTAACGATCGACATCGACCCAACGCAATGGTCAACTCGTCGTCGCAACATCATTTTACGGGCTCTCAGACACGGCATAACACAGTGTGGGTATGAGACAGGTTACTTTATTAAATGCCTGACCGAAGCATACGGCTCGTCCGTTGTTACTATGAACAACTGGACTCGAGACATTCCTGCTGATGCTGTGGACCCAGATAAGTTTGACGAACTCGTAGCCTATACCTGTGCTTGGGTTAAACTCAAAGCCGCAGGCATGAAGGCGGAAGACCTAGACTACTATAGTAGGTACACGCTCAACAACTGGGCGCATAATATTAACAACGGTCAACGCCCTTCGACGTTCCCAACTCCTGATATTAAAAGCGCGACCGAGAAAGCGCTGTTTATCAAGCAATACCTAAAGAAAGACGAAACTGAATTAGAGTTTCGTGAAGCCCTTGCCGCAAAGATAGAACGTGGTGAGATGTTATCCATTAGTATGAATGCCCGATAGGAGGTGCATCATGGCTTATGTAAGAAAAACTGACACCCTTTGTTATGACATCCGAGAGAATGTTCGCCACATGAAATCCAAAGCATTACAGGCTCACCCAGTCCCAGACATTCAAACTGGTACTGCCGATTACAAACACGCAGTCGAGTCTATTATTACAGCATCGTACGCTGATGCTCCCGAGTTAAAAGGTAAACTGCCTGACTCATGGCTAAAACGTTTTGAGAAAGTAGAGGTAGAGTTCGTCAACGAAGATGACTCAGGACTCCAGACCCATAACTTCACAGTGTCAATCCATACTCCAACTGGTGAGGATTTAATGTTACCGCCTAGTGCTAACCAGACATACTACGGTGCTCGTGTTGAGATGAGCCGCAAAGATATGACTGAGGGCTTATGTGCTTGGCTTGATGGCGCTAATGCTGTGAACGACAGACGTCGCACGATTGCTGAGCAGTTTGATAACGTCGAGCAACAACTCACTGCATATATGAGACAGCACGCTTCACTCAATGCGGCAGTCAAAGAGATGCCTGAGATGGAGATGTATGTACCTCCGCAGTACATGGATAAGATGCGCGAAGCTACGGTCCCTCGCAAGAAGAAGAGCGGTAGTAATGAGCCGACCGCGTCTGAGGAGTTAGGTATTGACCGCAATGCTCTAGCTACAATGGCGATCGCCCATCGGTTAACGCAGTAGTATCTGGATGTGGTGTCATCATTCCTCAAGCAGGCGACCCGACGCGTCTGTATATGCCAGATCAGTAAGTATGACAAATAGAAGCCACCCAGACCGGAAATCTGGCAGTCGTCGGGACTAATTTATTTTAAGGAGATTGTGATGAAGACAAGTAAAAGAAGAAACCTATCCGCCAAAGCACGTGCGGCAGGTCTACCAGTTAACTGTGTTCTACAGCGTGTACAACGCTTAGGTTGGAGCGAACATAAAGCCCTGACTACACCTGTAGGTAAGTATAATAAAAGTAATCGCGTCGTTCCGCCCGTGGAACATGCGCCTGTAACGACGGAACAACCGTCGTCGGCTATTTTTGACGCGCCTATTCGGGCTAAGTTCGTCAAGTTAGCCGCTATAACTATCATCGTAGCCGTCATCGTATGGGCGGTCAACGCTTAGGAGCGTATCTTATGAAAATTTGTACTGTCGATCTCGAGACGTATTGGAGTCCCACGCACTCCCTTACTAAGATGTCACCCATTGCATACTGCATGCACCCTGAGACTGAGATCATCTCTTGTTCGTTTAAGTTCAACGACGACTCATCATTTGTCGTTGTCGGCGAGGACGCAGTGCAGGCTTATGTAGATAGCGTTGATTGGTCTGAGTACTGGGTTGTTGGACATAACTTGTCTGGCTTTGATGCAATGATCTTATCGTGGAGGCTAGGTATTAAACCTAAACTATGGGGTTGCACGCTTGCAATGGCACGCCCCATTCACGCCAAAGATGTAGGCTTGTCTCTCGCCAAGTTGGTTGAGCACTACAATCTCGGTTATAAAAACCAGTCTATCCTGTTCAATACTAAAGGTAAGCACCTTGTTGATTTTACTGAGCAAGAGGTTGCTGACATGTGTAGGTACAATGCTGATGATACAGATCAGTGTTATGGTCTACTACGCAAGTTGATGCCGCAGACTAAACGCAACGAAGTTAAGTTGATCGACCAGACTATTCGTATGTTGGTTGAGCCGCAGTTTACAGCGGACCTTGATCTACTACGTCACACACTGGTGGAAGAGACCGAGCGACGTAAACGCGCAATGATTGATGCCGCACATGCAATGGACGTGTATGACCCACTCGCATCTGAGGAAGAAAACGTAGAGGCTACACTCAAGGTACTGTCATCAGCACCTAAGTTTGCCAAGTTCCTACTTACGTTAGGTGTAGAGGTTCCATTAAAAGTATCTAACACCACAGGGAAAGAAATCCCTGCCCTTGCTAAGACTGACCAAGAGTTCCTAGACTTACAGGAACATGACAATCCCGTCGTCGCCGCAGCCGCAGCCGCGCGTTTAGATGCGAAGTCTACTATCCTACAGACACGGATACAGGCATTCATTGACGCCGCCGAAGCACACCCTGACAACATGGTGCCTATCCCGCTAAAGTATTACGGAGCCGACACAACAGGACGTTGGAGTGGTTGGGGCTATAACCCACAGAATCTACCACGTGTTAACCCTTACAACCCAAGATTGTCTGATGCGTTACGCAAATCGCTTCGCGCACCAGAGGGATATAAAGTAGTAGTTGCTGACTTGTCGGGTATCGAGTTGAGAGTAAACCACTTCTTATGGAAAGAGCCATCAAGTTCGGAAATGTTCACCAAAGACCCTGAGAATGCTGACCTGTATAAGGACTTCGCCAGTAGATTATACGACGTGCCTTACGAAGAGGTATCCAAGCAACAACGACAAGTAGGTAAGGTTGCACACCTTGGGCTAGGGTTCGGTGCAGGGTGGAAAACATTTATGACTGTTGCAAAGATCATGGGTGGTGTTGAACTAGGTGAACACGAGAGCCAAGAGATTGTAGATAAATGGCGCAGTGAGTATTACAACATCACTAAAGGATGGCGCACGTGTCACAGTGTACTGCCAACGATTATGCGTGGTGCTACTAGTGAAGCCGTTGACCCTTGGGGCATGGTTATCCCAACCCCACAAGGGCTACAAACCCCTAAAGGTGTTATACGTTACCCTGACTTGCGCACTGAGCGTAACGACGACGGACGTATGGAATTTGTTTATGGTCATGGTCGCAACAAGGCTAGGATATACGCAGGGAAGATCGACGAGAATATCGTCCAACATCTTGCCCGTTGCGTTATTGCGGACAACTCCTTAGAGGTGCAACAACGACTTGGTTTGACCCCTGCCCTGATGGTGCACGATGAACTTGTTTACGTCGTCCCCGAATCGGAGGCACAGGAGGTACTAGATGTAGTACAAGATATCATGCGTACTCCACCCACGTGGTGGCCCGAACTAATTACATGGTCTGAGGGAGACATCGCAGACACGTATGGTGACGCTAAATAGTATCAAACAGATAATAGATTCTTAAAAATATATGATATTTATTATTATTAAACTGCCTAAATTGTTAGCGCTAACGGTTAAAGTTTAGGCAACAACCTACTTTCATGTTGAAAATAAGTGTTCATTATCAGTACAGATAGTGGCATACTAATACATATACATGTAAGCTCATACCAAGGAAGGAAAGAGCATGCCTAGCAATAAGAAGGGCATCAGCCCCCTAGCGGCTACAACAGAGCGTTTTTTACGGAACCCTGATAAGGTTAACGACTGGTTAGTGATAACCGATAAACACATGCAGAGTTATGCAAACGATAAAGATTTGTTTGTACTACCGAAACAACATGAGTTTATGGAGCCAGTGATAAAAGCCTACGCGCATGACCTTGCAGGGTTTGCGCAGTATTTGCTCGAACTGAGGGACAACTTCGACAGGAAGTCTCGACAGTTTGTGGACGTACAAGCGGTATATCGCCGAGTTAACGGACGGCATGTACAGCAATCACGTCGTGAGCGGATAGCAAGGGCAGTAAAGAAAGCGGAAGACCTGTTTGGTGAAATTGCATACACTAAACGTATGCAATGGATGGCTGAGTTAGAGCATGAATGGGCACGCCGAAGACTAGCGTTTCTCGAAACACAACGTAAGCGACTGAAGCAAGAACGTCTATCGACGGAATTGCGAACAGAAATGCTACTCGAGTTTTGGGAGATAATTGATACTGAGATTTTTATGGGAGACTTACCACCGTGGAACTAATAAAGGCTTGGAGTTATTCAGCCCTAACCGCGTTTGAAACATGTCCGCGCCGCTTTGAGTTAACACGAGTTACTCGAGAGGTTAAGGAGCCACAGACAGAAGCTACTATCTGGGGTAACGAGGTACACAAAGCATTGGAACTGTTTGCTAAAGACGGTAAGCCATTGCCCACTCACCTCAAAAAGTACGAGCGTTACGTAAAAAAGATTCTGTCCTATGAGGGAAAGCGTGTGATCGAACAACAGATCGCGCTCGACCGCAATTTCCGTCCTACTACATGGATGGCAAAGGACGTATGGGTTCGCGGCATCATCGACATCGGTGTTGTGGGTTCCGACAAAGCATACTTACTAGACTGGAAAACTGGTAAGCGTCGACCAGATACAGACCAACTCAAACTATTCGCCGCACTAGCGTTCGCTGTGTATCCGTGGATAGATAAAGTTACGACTGGATTTATCTGGCTAAAATCTGGTGAGTTTGATAAGCAGGTGTTTACACGTGAACAGTTACCAGAGATATGGAACGAATTTATGCCACGCCTAAAACGCCTAGCCATTGCCCACAACGAAGACAAGTGGACCCCTAAGCCAAGTGGACTGTGTAAAAACTGGTGCCCTGTTGGTAAACACAACTGTGAATTCTGCGGAGTATAAAGTGGACAACATAAGAGACTTATCCATCGACAGACTGATGAAACTAAACACCGAAGACCTGCTCATCCTAGCGTTGAGCCAGAGCAAACTCACTGGATTAGAGATAGAACTCCTTAATCGCTTAGAGCAATTCTTGTCTATGCACGGAGACTACCTCGAGGAGACTCATCACTAATGGGTATGACACCTGAAGGTAAAGTCAAAAAGAAGTGTAAAGAGTATCTTCAACAGATCGGTGCTTGGTACTATATGCCTGTAAGTAATGGTATGGGGCGCGTTGGTTGTCCTGACATTCTGGTATGCCACAAGGGTTTATTCATGGCCTTTGAGACTAAGGCGCCGGGAAAGATAAAGAATGTTACGGCTAATCAAGAGCGTGAAATAACTGATATACAACGTGCTAACGGGTTAGCACTTGTTGTCGACGACGTCGAGCAAATGAAAGAGGCTATACATGACAAAATCATCGAAGCAGGAATTAAAGACTAAAGCGGCTTACAACAAGAAGCCGAGCGTCCAGAAGAAACGCGTAGCTAATAACAAAGCACGCCGTGAAGCTATTAAGGATGGGCGCGTTAAGAAAGGTGACGGTAAAGATGTTCACCACAAGGTGCCATTAGATAAAGGTGGCAGTGATAAGAAATCAAACACCAAAGTGGTTAGTAAGAAAACTAATCGCGGCTGGCGTAAGAAGAACCCTGAAATGTATACCAAGAGAGGTAAATAATGGACAACTCTGAAGAACGAGTATGGGCATACCTACGGAAACATGGAGATTCCGTTGACGCTTTTGACGTGTCTATCAACTGTGACGTGCGGCAGAAAGATGCCGAAGATATTATCGCTAAGCGCAATGAGTTATTGAACAATGTGCCAACGCGATCACACAACATAGGTAAGTCAGACTACTCTAAATATAACATCCAACCGTGGGACATCTGGTTGGAGTATGACCTCAATCCGTGGGACGCAGACATTGTGAAGCGCGTCTTACGTGAGAAACCCGGAGAGCGTCGTCTCGACTACGAGAAGATCAAACATATATGCGACGAGCGCATACGACAAATCGACACCGGAGTAGCTGAGGATAAATGTTATGTTAATTTGGAAGAAGAAGAAAGCACTACTCTTAAAAAGTAGAGAGCCTGATAGAATAACCAATGTGATACCCACCGCGAAGCAGTTCACGGTTAAAGGTACCCCATACGTGGCAGTCCCACATAAACTGACTGAGACTAAAGTTCTACGTAACTTAGGCTATGAGCCACCTGCTCCTATACGTGAGTACTACGAGTGGCCGGGGCGTTATAAGCCGTTCGACGCACAACGTGAAGCCGCCGCTTTCTTGTCTATGTATGATAGAGCGTTCAACCTGAGTGAGTTAGGGACAGGTAAGTCGTTGGCGTCGTTATGGGCGTACGATTACCTACGTAGCATCGGTCATCTGAATAAGGTCTTAATAGTTTCACCACTATCAACGCTTGAGCGCACGTGGGCAGACGAAGTATTCCAACACTTCCCACACCTTGAGTATGCTGTGTTGCACGGTTCCAAACAGAAGCGCATCAAACTTCTTAACACCGACGTGGATGTCTACATTATTAACCACGATGGACTACAGATCATCGAGCCGTTGTTAGCTGACCGTCCAGATATCGACTTAGTTATTATCGACGAGATAGCACAGGCCGCACGTAACGCAGGCACTGATCGTTGGAAAGCTATTAACAAAGTAGTTAACCGCCACAAGACAAAGCGTGCTTGTTGGGGAATGACTGGTACACCTACGCCGAACGCACCTACTGATGCTTGGGCACAGACTAGGCTAATATCACCTAGCAACGTACCGCCATACTTTAACCGCTTTAAAGGACAAGTGATGAAGCAGTTATCACAGTTCTCGTGGGTACCGAAGGAAGGAGCAACGGAGATTGTTAAAGATGTTATGCAACCCTCTGTTCGTTTCACCCGAGATGAGTGTGTTGATCTACCACCGCTAATGTATGAGACTCGTCAGGTTTCTCTGACTAAGGAACAGGACAAGGCTTATAAGGAGATGGTCGCAAGGATGCGCACCCAAGCAGAAGAGGGTGAGATCACCGCAGTAAACGAAGCCGTTAAGATGGGTAAGCTAGTACAGATTGCCTGTGGTGTTGTTTACTCTAATGATAAGGAGGAAGTGACAATACCCTCGACGCCTCGTGTAGAAGAAACACGCGAGATAGTACGCGCAGCGGAGGGCAAAGTTATTGTGTTTGTACCGTACGTAAGTTCGGTCAACATGGTAGCAGAAGAACTGAGCAAAGACTTTACTGTTGAAGTCATTCACGGTGGAGTTAAGAAAGATGAGCGTGACCGTATATTTGGTGCGTTCCAAAAGAGTAAAGACCCTAAGGTTATCGTGGCTCAACCTGCCGCTATGTCCCACGGTCTTACATTGACGTCAGCATCTACCATCATCTGGTACTCATGTGTGACGTCAAACGAAGTATTCGAGCAGGCTAACGGTCG